CGGCTCCGCCATTGGCTCCGATATCGATGGGGTGATGGGCACGCGCTGGGGCATGCTTAACGCAGTGACCGAATTAATCGATCATGAGCGGGGCCGCTCCGACAATACCCGCCTCGAATCGGCTTGGTTCGGAACCGGCAGCGCTCTAAAGAATCGGGCGCTCGAGTTGCTGGCGGCTTAACCTAGGCCGCAGCGGGCCGGTTTTCCCAATGGCGAACACGGGAAAACCGGCATTTTCTCCGGTTCGTTTCGATATCGGAAACCGGCCCTCGCGCCTCGCTCCGATACTCTCGCGGATATATTCGCGGTGCGCGGCTCGAGATACTCGCGCCGGTTTTACCTATCGGCGCGGCTGCGCCGATAGGTATTATTTTTCGCCGTGCCGGAATATCCGGCATATAATCGGGGCTCGCGGCGCTTGTGCCGCGAATAACAGAAAGGATAGTGCCATGCAACGATTGATTGATATACTTGAACGGGCCCGTGGTTTAAGCATAGATATACAACACGGGAAAATAGATTACCCATTGGCCGAAGAACTCGCCAGCGAATGCAGCGAGTTTCTCGCGCTGTGGTTCGGCCAAAAAGGGTTTTACCATGACGAAGAATGCGTGGATAAAGAACTGGCCGCGCTGGTTGCCAAACTTCAAGGGTGATATTATGAAACTCGAAGATATACAAATTGCTTTGTTTGACATGTACGATTTGCGAACGGCTTTGTGTTCGCAGCGGAACGAACTCATGGCCCCGCATGAGAGTGAGGAAACCATCGGCGGCTGCATCGATGGCGTAATCCAGTTCTTGGAAAGCTTGGAAGCCGAATTCGGGGAAAGCCTATCAGGGCATGAGTCCTGATAGATATTATTATCACCGGCACGGGAATATTCCCGTGCTATAATCACCGCACTGCACAAGTAGTGCAGCAACCTAGAAAGGATAGATAAAATGGCTAAGCTTAATAAGTACGCAAACAACCTGTTCGCCACTCTTGCCACACTGGACGAGGCGCTCGAGTATGCAGGCACTGTCGCGAATGCCTGCGAAACCCCGTCCGCAGTTATGACCGCGATTCAAACAGTATTGAATACTGCCATCAGCATGCACACTGCGGAAATGTCCGCAGCTAACCGGCCACTGATCGAGATGATCGATGCTCGAGTGGCCGCAGCCGTGGCCGATCTTCAATCGAACATTGAAGATAAAATCAGCGAGGCAGTCGCCGACTTTGGTATTGACGGAAAGATTAGCGAGGCGCTTGAAGATATGGATATCGACAGTAAAATTCAGGACTGGATGGATAATAATTTTGATGCGGAATCGGCACTCTCCGGAACCAGCATGCGCATTTCATTCGATTAATAATGGTATAATCACCACGTGCCGCCAACCGGCGGCACGTAACCCTAGAAAGGATAGATATGAAAACAGTTAAAGTATTGAACCTCAGCGGCAGCCGGTACGTGTTGCCCGATGGCATGACGACTAAGGACATCCAGTCCTTAGTCGGGTTCCTGTCCGTGCTGCAAATAGTCAGCACGGAGTACGACTACGGAACCAGCGAATACCAGTACTACGCAAACAACTGCATCCAGTTGCAGTTGGAGGAACTGGAACTGGGCGACAAGGCCCAAGTCAAAGCCCACTGCGCACAGTCTTACGTAGACTACAAAGCAAAGAAAGAAGCACTAAAAGCCGAGGCGTAGTCAATAGGGGGTAACCCCTATCACCTATCGGGGCTCGCGCCCCGATAGGCTGCGGCAATACAGGCACAGGCTATGGGCGCGACAGCGCCCATAGGCATGCGCTATACGCTATGGGGTGTACGCGCCCCATAGGCTGCGGCTATGGCCTTTGTGGCCCCCCTTGCCCGTAGGGCCCTCGCATGGCGAGGGGGAGGGCCACAAAGGGTCCGTCATCGTCAGGCCTCGACTTCCCCTCTGTTTTACACCAACAAAACGCTATTCTGGAGTTACAGAAAACCACCCCCTTTGTTTTCAAAAGGCTTGCCCGGGGGTATACTAAAAAAATTCAGAACGTAATGAGTCTGCCCATGACACCTAATGCTGCACCCGACGTAGAACACAAGCGCTTACTGCTCGAGCTACGGCTCGCGCAACTCGGCATTCGAGAAAAGGCCATCACCTCTTTCTTAGAGTTCTGTCGGTACGTGTGGCCTGAAATCATTATCGGGGAACATCACAGGCGGATTGCCAAAGCTTTTGACCGCGTGATTGACGGCAAGTGCAAGCGCCTGATCATTGCAATGCCCCCGCGCCACGGCAAGTCACAGATGGGCAGCTATCTGTTCCCCGCCTACCTGATGGGCCGTATCCCCGCTTCAAAACTCATTGTCGGCTCCCACACAGCCGAGTTGGCCCAACGCTTTGGCCGGATGATTCGAAACCTTGTTGAGGATGACAAGTACAAGGAACTTTTCCCAAACATAGGACTCTCTGCCGATTCCAAGGCTGCTGGCCGGTGGAACACGAAAGGTGGAGGGGAAGCCTATTTCATCGGTAAGGGCGGCGCGATGACCGGGCGCGGCGGTGACATAGTCATCTTGGATGACATCTTGGACGAGCAGGACGCTTTGTCCGACACCGCCATGGAAAACACATGGGAGTGGTACACATCCGGCCCCCGTCAACGACTCCAGCCCAACGGCTCAATCATCATCATCAACACCCGTTGGAAGACGGATGACCTGACGGGCCGCTTGCTCCGTCAGCAGGGCCAGTTGAAGTCGGACCAGTGGGAGGTACTGGAGTTCCCCGCCATCCTTCCGTCGGGCCGCGCTCTGTGGCCCGAGTACTGGGATATTGAGGAGCTTGAGAAAGTCAAGGTCAGCATTGGCTTGAAGAAATGGAACGCCCAGTGGCAACAGCAGCCCACGAACGACGAAGGTGCAATCCTGAAGCGCGATTGGTGGCGCAAGTGGAAGTTTGATGAGCCGCCGGAGTGTGAGTACACCATCCAGTCCTACGACACGGCGTACTCGAAGAAAGAGACTGCTGACTATTCCGTCATCAGCACGTGGGGCGTGTTCACCCCTGATGCGGACTCGGGCCCCAATCTCATGCTGCTCAACGTCAAACGTGGTCGGTGGGACTTTCCTGAACTCAAGCGGATCGCCCGGGCGGAGTACGTGTACTGGAACCCGGACAATGTGTTGATTGAGGCCAAGGCCACTGGTACTCCGTTGCAGCAGGAACTCCGCAAGATTGGAATCCCCGTGACAATGTACAGCCCCGGCGGGCGGCGCTCGGGCAAAGACAAGGTATCGCGGGCCAATGCTGTTGCCCCGTTGTTGGAGTCCGGGATGATTTGGTATCCGGACGGGTTGGACTGGGCACTGGAGATGGTGGAGGAGTGCGCCGCGTTCCCCAATGGCAGCCACGATGACCAAGTGGATTCAGCGGTCATGGCTTGGACTCGGTTCCGCCAAGGCAACTTCATTGCTTTGGACACCGACGAGAAGGATGAGGAAAGCGAAGAGGCAGCCACCCTTGAGTATTATTGACAAGTAGCTAAAATGCTGCTAACTCAAACCTGACCGGGGACCACGGACCATGGCTAATCCTTCTGTAGAAGAGAAGATCAAAGCGGCTGCTGCGGCAAAGGGCATCCCAGCCGACCTTGCTTTAAGGATGGCAAGCGCAGAGAGTCGATACAGCCCCAATGCACAGAACCCACGGTCCACGGCTGGCGGTGTGTTTCAGATTATTGATGACACGTGGAAAAGATACGGCGGTGCGCCGGGGAAGCGGTTTGATGTAGACGAGAACATCCGCGTCGGCACGAACATCATTGCTGACAATCAGGTCAACATGAAGCGGCTGCTCAATCGCCAGCCAACCTACGCGGAGGTATATGCCGCCCATTACTTTGGTCCGGACAAAGCCAAGGCCGTCATCAACTCCGCCCCCAACACCCTGTCAAACACAATCTTCTCTGCTAAGGTTCTCAAGGCCAACCCTAACCTGAAGGACAAGACGACGGCAGAGATCATGGCGATGTTGGATCGGAAAATGAACCCAACAGGCAAGTCTTCCCCGCCCGCGCCGCGCGGACCGGCTGCCTCCGAGTTTGCTGCCCCCGGCAGGGCCGATCCCATGCTGCTGACCCAGAATACGCAGCGTACGCAGAATCTGCCGGATGTTCCCCGTGAAGCGATGCTCGCGGCCCTCGGACCTAACTACCAAGCCGCGTTGGCCTTGAGCTACCTGTCTGGCAACACGGACGAAGATGATTCGGATTTGGAAACCGCCAAGGACCGGATTGCGGCGGACAAGGAAAGTGCCCGCAGCCCCGGCATGGAATTCTTGATGGAAGAGCGCCGTCCGTCTCCCTTTGCCGGTCTAGACTTGACAGCCAGCACCCCCTTTGCCGAACCGGTAGCAAGGATGGCGGACGGCGGCGTGGTACACAGGGCTGACGGAACGCCGCCCGAGGGTGAAAAGCCACAAAAGAACAACACCACTTCAGCCAAGGCCGCTGCCATGTTGCGCGGTTTTGGTGACTCGGGGTACAGTCTTGCCGGTGGGCCTGTGGACCTTGTAACGATGGCAATGCGCCCATTTGGGTACAACGTGGAGAAGCCTATCCTTGGTAGCGATTGGATCAAGCAGAAGGCGGAGGAGTATGGCATCCGCCCGGGCGACGAGACTGATCCCCAGTTGAACCGGCTGCGCAAGGGCTCGGAGTTTGTCACCAGTTTTATCAGCCCCACGACAGCAGTATTGGCCGGTACTACCGCAGGCCGTGAAGCTGTGACCGCAGGCAAGGCAGCGGCCAACGCAGCAATATCGGCTACCGGCGAGAAGATGGGCAACGCCGTCCTTAACAAGATGGACAAGATGGTGGAGGCCAAGCGCCAGCGCCTTATTGAGAAAGCAGCCACCCAGCCGCTGACACCTCGCGAGACGCGGTCCTTGCGTCTGATTGAAGCAGACATGCGGCCCCTCGAAAGAACCCCAAGCATGTTTACCGTAGCTGAGATGACTGAACCGGGGCTGTTGGGGCAAGTGATTGCCGAGCAAAATATTGCCCGCTTGCATGGTCCGGCTGCACCTGCGGCTCCGGCTCCGGCTGTCCCTGAGATCGCCCCTGTGGCTCCACCGGTAGATGTACGTGTGCCTGCCGCCGCACCGGAAGCACTGCCCCCTCCTCCAGCAGAAGTGAACATCCCTGCGGAGATGCTTGCACCCGCAAACCAAGCCCCTCAAGGGTGGGGCGTGGTCAATACTAGCGTGGCTCCGCCTGATCTTGTTTCGGTGGGCCAGCCCTCAAATGCTCCGTTTGTTGGGCGGCTGGACACGTTTGTCCAATCCCTCAAAGGCCCCGTCACTTTGGGTCAGCTAAAGGGTCAGTTGAAAGGCAAGTTCCGCGACTACGACCTTGCCCGGGTGGACGAGGCATTCAAGGGCATGGACCCCAATACCAAGCTCAAGCCCGCCCAGATTGTCAGCGCACTGGAAAATACATACTCACCTTCCAAGTGGGTATCGGAAACCCTGCCCCCTGAAAAAGGAAAATACTGGGGCGGAATGGACAATATTTGGGATCAGCCCCTTGGCACAACAAACCTGTATTTAGCCCAGTCTCCGGAAAAAGTAGCTGCGCATACTGAGGTGGCAAAAGTAATTGAAGGCATAACTCCGTTTGCAACTTCCGGCTATAAAATGCCAACTATTGCAAATATAGAAGAAACAAAAGCTCTTTTAAGCTCAGACCTTGTTAGAAATATTGTTGACCCTGCATACACAAATGAACTATTGATTAAGTTAAATAAAATTAAACCCCGTGTTCAAGAAATTAATAAAAATAACGAGTTTATAACCAACATAAGAAACGGGATTTTATACCCAACTTTGTATAAAGACCCAGAAACTGTGCGCGCAATTGTTGCAAGTCTTCCGCCGAACCCTAAATATGAAGGTATTGTAAAAGGGGTCGATGACAGCACTAGCCCGTACAATCTGATGCAAAATCTTAAATACACAGAGTTGTCTGATCAAAAAGATGTTCTTGGGGTTGGTTTTCAACAAAGATACGATGCAGCATCTAGCTATGCTTTACAAAAAACGCATGAACTCATAGCAAATAGTCTAGAAGCAAAAGGATTTGCTCGGCCAGATTTTAGTTCTGTAGATTACAGCGACCGGGCTAATTTAAATAAACAACCTGCCCTAGTAAATTTTGTAGATACTGTAATAGAACCATTGGCCGTGCAAAACAGGACGGATTCAAACGCCATTAAGAAATACACAGGCGATACTGTTAAAAAGATAGCCACGGACCTTGAAAAGGCACGCTTGTACGAAGGAGGCCATAAGTCGGTAGCAGGCGAGCCATACCCAATTGGCTTTACCCGATTTACTGAACATGAAGCCCAAATAGGCGGGCAAACAATGCAAGGTCGCCATTTCCACGAAATACAGTCAGACCTGTCAAAGGATGTAAAGCGGCGAGGTCCCGCAGGAAGAAGTAAATCTGCGGATCAGGCAGAGTACGATGGTCTGCAAGAAAAAATAAATCAAACCAAACAATCCATGATGGCTCAATTGTTAAAAGAAGACGAAGCCCGCCAAGCAGGGCAGGACCCTGCTCCTTATCGTGCTGCGGCAGAAACCATTGGCAACTCCCTGCCCGCCATGGAGGGTCGCATCAAAACCCTTGGCAACCGCATACGGAACACAGAAGCTTCCTATTCCCTGCAAGAACCGTTTGCCGGGTTTGAGACCAACTCAAACGTCCGCTCGCAGTTGCTCATGAAGAACGCAATCTACTCCGCCATGAAAGACGGGAAAAACTTTGCCACGTTCCCCGGGGAAGAGTCCGCGCAGGCGCAGTTGTATGTAGGCAAGGTCATGCCCAACCTCAAGCAGATCGCCAAGGACTTGGGCGGGGACAAGGCAGGTATCTCGGTCAGCCCTATCCAATTGCCTCCAGCAGACAAAGGAAATGCCCCGGGCGTGCCCGTCACTGCGTGGGGTATAACGTGGTCCCCGGAAGCCGCAGCACGCATAACCAAGACTGGGATGCCTTTTGCCAAAGGCGGCATGGTGGAACGCCGTTCGGAAGATAATCGCCGCTACCTATAAGGATCAGACATGTCAGTTGAAAAATTGCTACGCGCCGAAGACCTGCCCAAGGGCAGCGTGGATGTGGAAATTGAGGACCTGCCTGAGCCGGAAATCAGCATCACCTTTGACAATCAAACTGGCGAGGTGCTGGTTGACATTGGCGAGAACGAAGACTCCGATGTGCCCTTTGACAGCAACCTTGCTGAGGTGGTTGATCCCGGTGTTCTGGAGAACATCGGTCAGGAACTGATGGACATGTTCGATGCGGACAAGTCCTCGCGCAAGGACTGGGAAGACCAGTACAGCAAGGGCCTGAAGCTGCTTGGATTCAACATCGAAGAGCGTACTCGGCCATTCAAGGGCGCGTGCGGCGTGAGCCATCCTCTGTTGACCGAGAGCATTGTTCAGTTCCAGTCGCAAGCGCTGAAGGAACTGCTGCCTGCCGAGGGCCCGGTGCGCACGCAAGTGCTGGGCAAAGAAACCCGCGAAAAGATCATGCAAGCGGACCGCGTTCGGGACTTCATGAACTACCAAATCACCAACGTGATGGAAGAGTACACGCCCGAGTTTGACCAGCTTTTGTTCTACACCGGCTACGGCGGTTCGGCCTTCAAGAAGGTCTACCACGACGAGAACAAGGACCGCATGGTGAGCGCCTTGGTGCTGGCCGATGACCTGTACATCCCGTACCACGGTTCGTCAGTCATGAGTGAATGCGAACGCATCACGCACCGCGTTTCGATGTCCAGCAATGCCTACCGCAAAGCCGTGGTGCGCGGTCAGTACTTGGATACGGCGGAGCCCGCGTCCATGTCTAACAACAGCCCCAGCATCATCCAGAAGGCTGTGGACAAGACCACTGGTATTCAGCCTACCCCGGAGCAAGAAGAAGTCTCGTTGCTTGAGTTCCAAGTGGACTACGACCTGCCCGGGTTTGAGGACAAGGATGAAGACGGAGAGCCCACCGGCATCCAGTTGCCGTACATCATCACGATGGATGAAATTTCCAACAGCGTGGTGGGTATCCGCCGCAATTGGAAAGAGGGCGACAAGAAGCATGCGCGTTGCCAGTACTACGTGCATTACCTCTTGGTCCAAGGCCCGGGTGCGTACGGCCTTGGCTTCCTGCATTTGGTTGGTGGCCTGTCAAAGACGGCCACGTCCGCATTGCAGCACCTGGTAGACGCTGGCACGTTATCTAACCTGCCAGCGGGCTTCAAGGCAAAGGGCGCACGGATCATG